AGATGCAGTTAGAGATCGTGAAGCATTAGCTACAGTCGTAGCCTATGTCCTTAAAGTTGGACCTCTTGCTTATAAAGATAAAGATAAATTCGGAGATGGAGAACCTTGGTGTAAAGAAGGTGATTGGATCTGTATTGGTCGATATTCTGGGTCTAGATTCAGAATAGAAGGCGGTGAGGTAAGAATAATCAACGATGATGAAGTTATAGCAACTATCGTTGATCCCGAAGACATTCAGCATATTTAAGGAGATATTATGGCTACTATAGAAAAAAATGAAGTTAAAGAAGAAAATGTTTCACGTGAAACAATTGAAGATAAACCAGTTGAAGTAGAACTCCCTCTTAATCTTGAAGAAAAAGATAAGAAAGCGGAAGAAGTTGTTGAAACTAAAGAAGAAAAAAAAGAAGATGAAGTAACAGAGTACAGTAAAAAGGTTCAAACAAGAATAAACCAGATTACAGATCGTTACAGAAAAGAGCAAAGAGATAAAGAAGAAGCTGTTAGACTTGCAGAGACTTTAAAATCTGAAAACGAAAAACTTCAAACTCAAATACAAAACTTAGATAAAGGCTATATTTCTGAGTATGGTACAAGAATAGAATCTCAACTCGCTTCTGCTTCAGATGCATTAAAGAAAGCTCTTGAAGTTAACGACACTGACGCAATAGTTAAAGCACAACAAGCGATTGCTAAAGTTACGATAGAGCAAGAAAGGCATAGGATAGCTAAAGAAAGACAAGAGCAAAATGTTTCACGTGAAACATCTCAGCCTCAAACTGTTCAACAACCACAACAACCCGCCCAACAAGAGCCAGATCCAAAGGCAAAAGCATGGGCAGAAAAGAACACTTGGTTTGGTGAAAACGAGGAAATGACTTATCTTGCTCTAGGCTTAGATAAAAAATTAGTACAAGAAGGATTTGACTTAGGAAGTGATGAATACTATTCTGAGTTAGATAAACGAATTAGGACAAGATTTCCTGAAGAGTTTCAACAAGAAACGAGTGGTGTTAACAGAGTCGCCCCTGCTGATAGCACCGCATCTCGCAGTAATTCAAAGGGACGCAGGACTGTGAAGTTGTCGCCATCACAAGTTATGATGGCAAAAAGACTGAATGTTCCGTTAGAAGAATACGCTAAATATGTAAAAGAGTAGGAAATAACATGACAGATAGAACAACTTTACGATCAGATACGACACGTGCAAAAACAACACGCAGAAAACCATGGGCACCACCAAGCAGACTTGATGCTCCAAAGCCAAAAGATGGATTTAAACATCGTTGGATTAGAACTCATTTAAGAGGTGATGACGATCAAATGAACGTTCATTCAAGACTTAGAGAAGGTTATGAGCCAGTAAGAGCAGATGAATATCCAGATCAAGACTTTGCAGCAGTTGAAGAAGGAAAGCATGAGGGTGTTATAGGTAATGGTGGCTTAATGCTTGCCAGAATACCTGAAGAGACAGTTGACGAGAGAACTGAATACTTTCGGGATCAGACCCGCAATCAAATGACTGCCGTAGATCAGGACTTAATGAAGGAGCAACATCCTTCTATGCCTATTGAGCAAAGTAGGCGTTCAAAAGTAACTTTTGGAAAGGAATAATTCCTTTTCATAATTTTATAGGAGCTATAAATGGCAAATGCAGACTTAAAGTTTGGCTTAAAGCCGATTAATGCTATAGGGGGTACGTTCCCTGGTGGCACTAATCAGTATTTCATTGCTAGTGATGCATCAGCTATTTTCCAAGGCTCTCCTGTTCAAGCTGAGTTAACTGGTGGTACAGTCCAAGTCTTAGGAAATGCCACTGGAGATACTAAGCAGATCTTAGGAGTTTTTGCTGGGTGTGAATATGTTGACGCAACTACAAAGAAATTGAGATTTAATAACACGTGGCCAGGATCTGGTTCAGCGGATACAAATTTTGATATCAAAGCTTTTGTTTATGACAATCCAATGCAAAGGTATGTCATTTGTTCTGATGGTACAAATACCAATAGAGCAACAGCAAAAGCTGATATTTTCAAAACTGCTGAATTAGAAAATGCTACGAGTGGAAACACTACAACTGGTATATCAACCGCACAGATTGATATTTCTACTGCTGAAGATTCTGATCCATCAAATCCTTTGATGATTGTTGGAATTGAAGAGGATGTAGAAAATCAAGATCATTCTGCTGCAGGTATTAAATATATCGTTAAAATTAACAATCATGTCTTCTTCAGTTCTGTTGGAGATCCTGATGCAGCTATATCATAAGGAGGCTTAATTATGGCTATTTCAAGAGCACAACTCGCCAAAGAATTAGAGCCTGGTTTAAACGCTCTCTTTGGTATGGAATTCGCAAGGTATGAAAACCAACATGCGGAGATCTACACAACTGAATCTTCAGATCGATCATTTGAAGAAGAAGTAATGCTTTCTGGTTTTGGTGCAGCACCAGTGAAACAAGAGGGTTCTGGAGTATCATTTGATGATGCTAACGAATCATTCACTGCTCGTTACAACCATGAAACTATTGCTTTAGCTTTCTCGATTACTGAAGAGGCAGTAGAGGACAACTTATATGATAGATTGTCTTCAAGATACACTCGTGCATTAGCAAGATCTATGGCGCACACAAAGCAAGTTAAGGCAGCTTCTGTTCTTAATAATGCTTTTGACAGTTCAGTTACTGGTGGTGACGGAGTTGAATTATGTTCAACTGCACATCCAATTATCACTGGCGGTACTTTTGCTAATGAACCATCAACAGATGCAGACCTTAACGAAACATCACTTGAAGATGCTTTAATTAGTATTGCGGGTTTTGTGGACGAAAGAGGTCTACGAATTGCTTTGACTGGTAGAAAACTACTTGTTCCAAGACAACTTCAATTTGTTGCTGAGAGATTAATGGCATCTAATTTAAGAACTGCAACAGCAGATAATGACATTAATGCGATAAGATCAACTGGTATGTTGCCAGAGGGTTACACCATTAATGACTTCTTAACTGATACAGATGCGTTTTTCATTTTGACTGATGCCCCAAGAGGTTTCATGCACTTTGAAAGAACTCCATTAGCTACTCAGATGGAAGCAGATTTTGATACTGGCAACATGAGATTTAAAGCCAGAGAAAGATACAGTTTTGGATTTTCTGATCCAAGATGTGTCTTTGGATCAAAAGGTGCATAACTAAAATCCTTTTTCGGATTAAAAGAGCGACTTTACAGTCGCTCTTTTTTTATGTTATAGTTTTAATACCTTGACGAAGAATTAACTTCGACATTGGCCAAGACAAGGAGATTCATATGGCTAATACAACTTTTTCGGGTCCAGTCCGATCAGAGGGTGGTTTTACATCAGTAAGTAAAAACTCTACAACTGGAGCATTCACTACACAATCTAGTATTAATTCAAGCGGTATTGCATCTTTTGATGCTAACACAATGCCAACGGAAGCTGGTACTGGTATTACTGGTGGAACAGGAACCATTTACAGAAGCTCTGTTATGAGATCAGGTGGCATTATTACAACAAGAATATTAATAGATTTAACTGGTTTAAGATCAACTGCATCTGGAGATATCATTGGTGTAAACGGAACATCTAATGTTTGTCATATAGGTCAAATAACTGCTGCTAGAAATGGTACAATCTTAACAGGTAGTATGGAGTGTTTTGAAGCACCTACAGGTGGTGATCCAGATATTAATGTGCATTCTGCCACAGAGGGCACAGGTGTTGAAGATGGAGCTATTTCTAGTTTAAGTGAGACATTGTTGGTTAACGCTGGTGATGCAACACTTGGAAGTAAAGTCTATTTTACTGCGGTGCCTGCTGCTGACGAGTTTTTATACTTAACACTTGGTGATACAACAGATGCTGATTATACAGCAGGTAAATTGTTGATCGAATTAATGGGTTACGAAGCTTAATATAGGAGAGTGATATGGCTGATGCAGTAACTTCGCAAACAATTTTTGATAATTCGAAATCTGTTATACAGAAATTTACCAACATTTCTGATGGAACTGGCGAATCAGCAGTTGTAAAAGTAGATGTAAGTGCTCTTTCTGCAAGTGCAAAGGGAGAAACTTGCACTGGAGTAACAATTGAAAAAATTTGGTGGCAATGTATTGGCATGAAAACCAGATTGTTTTTTGATGCTACATCAGATGCATTTATCATTGAATTAGGTGAAAATCAAAGTGGATATCACGACTATACTGGTTTTGGTGGATTAACTAACAATGCAGGTGGTGGTAAAACTGGCGATATAGCTTTTACAACTGTAGGTCATAGTTCTGGAGATACATATACTGTCACTCTTCAGATGAGAAAGAATTATGACTAGAAAAAGGGATAAGCAACCCCCTAAAACAAAAAAGTATTTCCGTCCCACTAAAAAAGGGGCGGGAATGACTAAAGCGGGTGTAGCTCGTTATCGAAAAGATAATCCTGGTAGTAAACTCAAAACTGCGGTGACTGGTAAAGTTAAGCCT